CTTTTCTGGAGCCCTAGAATCTGCCGGATGATATTGAAGGTCTCTTCCCAGATGGATTCATTGTTCATTAGATTGCTCCCTCAACAAAATCCAAAAGTGCTTAAACATGCCCATTGCGTCTTCTAGGGCGTGCTCTCCATTGAAGTCGCCTTCGTCTCTCGCCCTTTTTACCCGCGCTTCTAGCAATTTCCAGTACAGCGTCTCTTCGGTCTCTTCTAGCTCACTCATCTTCGCTCCTTGATACTGCGCGGTTGAGCATATACCTTAGCCTTAATGGACGCGAACATAAGGCGACAGGCGAGGCGCGAATCTTTGACAATATCTCGTGAAAACGTGATGAGTGAGCCTCCGCAGCGCCAGTTGGTGGGACCGGCGCTCACTCGGCAGCCTCGGATAGACTCGATGCTTCACGACATGGCTCTCATATCTCAGAGCTGTTTAGAGCGCATTCGCAACAAGGTACTTGATGGTCAGTTTTTAGACCGTGAAGAGTTAAGGGAGTTCAAGGACATATGCGAAACAGTATTGAGACAGACGAGGGTGGAGATCGAAGTGGAGCAGCACGCTCACCAACGCACGTCGGCGATGACAGGCGAACAGATTCAGATAGCGATCACAGAGGCACTAAGCGAGGCAGGGACCGATACAGCAGTCACCCGACTCGTTCTAAAGGCACTCGGGATCCAGACCTCTTCGTAACTGTCCCTAAAATAGCGATTCGTACCGGCAACGAGAAAGACATTCCCTTCCTTTTTTCTCGGATCTTGCACGAAATGCGCCACCTCCCCCAGTTCAGGGTGATGCCTAGCCGTCTCTATTTCACCTACGCCCATCGTATCTGGGAACATCATCTCACCCGCTGCGTCGTCCGTATCGCCTACCCAGACGCCTACGAACTTGAGGGCAACGCCGTCTCCGGGGATACCCGTCAGATACTCGGCTTCATCGTCGCGGAGCCCAGTAATATCGGCCTAATCTCCCATTATGTTTACACCAGACTCGACTACTCCACCGAGAAACAGCGTTGGGTCTCTTGGCGTCGTCAAGGCATCGCCCGTGCCCTCATCGAAGGTATGATGAAGGACTTCAACATGGATGAGATGATTTACACCCTTATGGGCAGTACCGTAGACAAGTTCCCTGAGTTGGGGGACAAGGTTTACGATGACTGGTCGAGGGTCATTAGCTACAACCACGCTCTATTTTGGAGCCTTTTGCCTCCGAAGTGGGAGACTGGCATTGAGGCGACGCTCGATCCTCTCCTCAAGGAGTCCTTTCAGGAGGCCAAGCATCTCACGGTTCCTCTTGGCGGAGTGGGGTAGGTGGACTTTCAGATTGACAGGGTTGTTCTTGAGGCGGCCAAGCGCAAAGAGCGAGAGATACGCTGGAAGCCTGAAACCTGGTTTCATCCTAAGCAGTTAGAGGTCTACCGGGACAAGTCTCGATACCGGTGCATGAGAGTGGGCCGCCGTGGCGGCAAGTCCTGGTTCTGGGGCGGCTGCCTGGTCGATGAGGGCTACAAGTATCCTAAGAGCACCCCGTTGTTCGTCACTATGAGCCGTCAGGACGCCAGAGACATCATCTGGCCTGCGCTTGATGCCCTGAACGAAGAGTTTGACCTCGGACTGGAGTTCAATAGGGCGACAGGGGACGTAACGATGCCCAACGGCTCCCGGATCATGCTGAGGGGGGCCGGGACCATGCGTGAAATCAACAAGTTACGAGGGAAGAAGTACCCATGCGCGATTGTGGACGAGGCCCAGGCATTCGGAGCGGACCTTGACTACCTTCTTGACCAAGTGGTTGAACCTGCTGTGGCTGACTATCATGGCTGGATCGGAGTCTCGGGTACTCCGGCGGTTGCTCCCGTGGGGCCTTTTTACGAGATTGACCAGGGAGAGCACGCCGATGCGTGGTCGCACCACTACTGGACCTTCTTAGACAACCCCCACATGCCCGAGCCCGAAGATTTCATTGCGAAGGTGATGAAGCGTCGGGGTTGGGACGAAGACCATCCTGGTTATCTCCGCGAATACATGGGACTTTGGGTCCATGATAAAGACGCCCGTGCGTTCAAGATCGAACCGCACAGGGACATCGTTCCTTCGTTCGATGCTTCTGCGGTTTGGGACTGGGATTACGTGATGGGTATCGACGTGGGCTATAACGACCCGTTCGCCTTTGTTGTCATCGCGCAGAGCCAGGTTCTCGGACAGGCTTTTGTCATTGATAGCTATGAGGAGAGCGGGATCACCACCATGGAGGCTCTAGTTATCGCGGAGCGATTCGCACAGGAGTACCCCATCACCCGCATTGCTCTTGACACTGGAGGGGCGGGGAAGCTGGTGAGCGAGGACTGGAAGAAGATGAGTACTCTTCCGATCGAGGCTGCCAAGAAGACCCACAAGGCTTCGCAGATCTCCGTCATCAATGGTGACTTCATGGCCGGGAAGCTCAAAATCTGCCGCGAGAAGAACATCAAGCTCATCAGCGATGCCATGGTGCTCGAATGGGACAAAGACCAGACCGACCGTGACCGTTGGGTCTACCGGCGTGGCTTCGCAGACCATTTGATGGATGCACTCCAGTACGCTTACAACATGTGCTTTCATCATACGTTTGATCCCATACTCGATAGCCGCGTCTCTTCGGGCTCGAAGGAATGGTACGACCGAAAAGAGAAGGCCATGGAGGCCCGCCAGGTTCAGGACATGGAGGAACGAACGCTCCAATCGGGTGATATTTTCGACCTGCTCCAACCGTAGACTTGCGGCAAGTACCCTTTTGGGTACATCATCACCCCGATGGCTGATTTCGATTTCGCGAGTGGACACTTCGCGCCGACGGACATCTATTGGTGGCTCTACAAAGACAAACGCAAAGTTCTCGAATCGCTGAATTCGGACTTCAAGCTACTAACAGATGATAATCAAAGACTATCTGCGTATGAGACCTACGCGAGCCTTTACAGCAACCGCCGTATAGATTCTCAGACCTCGCTCCTCGCCTCCTATGAGGCCGCGTGGGCCATCGACCGGGGGAAATATACCCGTTGCCCTTACAACCTGATGAAGCAGGTCATTGACGAGGTCTCTTCCCGTATCATCAAGACTCATCCACGCGCACAGTTTATCACCCATGGGGGTGACGTGAAGATGCAGCGCCAAGCGGAGATGATGGAGCGCTGGAACGACTCTCAGGTCTACAAACTCCACCAGAGCGAGAAGTTCGAGTCAGTGATTCTGGATGCCTGTCGGTATGGCCTTGGCGCACTCAAGATTACACCTGCCTACAAGGAGGACCGCGTTGAAGCCAAAAGGGTGTATGCGGGCAATCTGTTTGTCGATCTCCAGGAGACCATCTTCGATCAACCTACTCGTCTTCATCACCGTCGGTTCGTTCCCAAAGCAGCGCTCAAACTCTTCTTCCCGAAGAAGTCAACAGAGATAGACCGCGCCAGCAGCGTATCGGACCACGAGCGCTACGTCAGTTTCTACGGCCACTACTCCCAAGGCACCCAAGACATGGTGGAGCTGGTGGAGAGTTGGCATCTGCCCTCGTTCGACGGAGCCGAGGATGGTCAGCGATATTTGTGGATGAATAACGCGATCCTTCAGACCGAGGTCTACGAAAGGCGTCACTTCCCGTTCGCTTTCTTCACCTGGAAGGTAGACCCCCACAACACCTTCTACGGCACCGGGCTTGGCGAAGACCTTCTTGGCGTTCACATCGACGCGAACGTCACCCTCAACCGCGTCAATACCGCCATCGAGTTCGCCTCAGTGCCTCATTGGGTATACCGGAAGGGCTCCGTCACTGAGACGGACATCAGCAATGCCCCAGGGACTAAGATCCCATTCTCCGGCGACATAGCTCCACTGTACGTCGTTCCAAAGTCGGTGCCGAATGACCTGCTGATGTATGTGCGGGAACATGAAGCAAGAGCCTATAAGATTGCGGGGCTGACTTCAGCGCAGGCGTTCGGCGAGCGCATGCCAGCCGGGCTAGAGACGGGCCGTGCAGTGGAGAACTATTTCAACGTAGAGAGCGTCCCCTTCGCGACTCAACTTCGGAAGTTTGAGTACT